TTATTTTTCCTGCATGTATTCGTTATATAAATGCAGCGCCTCTTTCAATTCTCCATTGGTCTTGCCGTCTCTGGCCGTCAGTAAAAGAGGAAGCAGCAGCTTGAATATCACCTTCTGCCCCTTCCCCAGCTCCGAAAGCTCTTCTTTCATCTCGGCCATCACCGCGTCGCTCTTTGTGCCAAAGTGGAAACGCCTGATAAACGCTCCCAGTAATGCCGTAACCGCTGTCGTTGCCAGGCCTATCATGATAGGCGCGATTATCTCCATCTTTAGCCCTCTCTTTTCTCTTCTTTGAGCTGTTTGTAAATCTGGTTGGCGTAAACACTGCACCCAGCGCAGAGAATCCCCTGCACCGCTCCCATCAACAGGCTCTGCATGGCGTTGTATTCCGCATCCCGAAATACCAGCAGCCACGCCGCGCCCAGCAGCGCCCCAAGCAGTCCCAGCCCCAGCGGGATATACTTATTCCCGAATACCTCCGCTTTCTTGAGCGCCACGCCGATAAGGTACAACACCGGAATCAGCGTGAGCATTTCCGGCCGAATCAGTTCCATCATATCCATTTCTTTTTCCTCCCGCTATGCGTTCCACTTGCCGCCCAGCTTTGCGCAAGTGTCTTTTCCGATGATACCGTCCGCTTTCAGTCCGCGTGCCTTTTGGAAGCGCATCACCGCATCGCGCGTCCCATCTCCGAACGCCCCATCAGCACCGCCGTTTCCACAGGAATAGCCCTTGCCAATTAGGGCCCTTTGCGCCGCACGCACGTCCTCCCCTTTTATCATGGGCTTTGCGCGTTTGAGCAGGCGGGAAAGCGTCCAGCCGGCCGAAGAGGCCGGTGCGGCCACTTTGTTCCCCTTCCAGATGCCGCCAAGCTTTTCGCAGGTATTTTGCCCTGCAACGCCATCTGCCGCCAGCCCGTTTGCTTTTTGAAAGGCTTTGACCGCGTTCTCTGTCCCTGCACCAAACTGGCCGTCTGCACCGCCGCCTCCGCAGGAATACCCTTTGGAAATAAGTGCATTCTGTATCGCCCGCACATCTTCACCTTTCATGAGTGGGCTTGCTTTTTTGAGCAGTCTGGAAAGCTCCCAGCCGGCAGGCGCTGGCCGCGGCGCTGACGCACCTCCCTCAATCTCTGCTTTGAGGAAGTCAGGTCGCCCGAAAGCATTCCAATATCCGGCCTGGGCGTTTAGCGGGCGCTTTACTACACCGTCATCCCGGCCTTTGGCTTCTATGACGTTCTTTTCCATATCGACCACCACGCCCACATGATATGCTTTCCCCTTGTTTGCACCGCTGGCATACACCCGGAACACAAAATCGCCTGGCAATAATTGCTCTTTGGAAATTTTGGCACACATGCCTTTCAGACCATTTGCAGTTGTATCCGATTTCAGTACTCCCTTTAGGTTCTGAAAGAAATACATAATTAGCCCGGAACAGTCAAACGCCCGAAGCGCGTTCTTCTCCTCGGCCTTTCGCTTCTTCCAAAATGCGATAGCTCGGTCTGCATTGTTTCGGCTGGTTTCCATCCGGCGAATCCAGTTTTCCGAAATCGTCTCGTTGCCTTGCCCCTGCGCGCCCCACACATAGATAGAGCCGTTATCCTTCTGCTCTTCCAGATAGTCCAAAAATTCCTGTAATATCATTGTTTACCGTCATCCGAGTTTTTCTTCCAGCTCATTAATCTCCTTGCGCCATTGTGCACGCATCTCGATGATTTCTGGTATATCCGAGAGGGAGAGCTGCCCCTCAACTACTTTCAAGATATTATAGTCCGTGCGTGCGAGATTATCCTTTAGCTCCTGAATCCGCATTTCGTTTCGTTCCGACAGACTATAAGGGACATATCTCAAAATATCTTCATACTCGTCATATGCCTCCTTAGCCTCTATCGCCTGAACATCAACCACCCATTCAACATCTTTTCCTCCATTCGGATATTCGTTAATGGTCTCATAATGGCCTTTCTCCTGAACTGCCGGGGTTGCTTCGTGGCGAGCAATAAAAAGGCGTTCATCTTTTAAATAGCCATCTTTCAGATTCGGTGATTCTATCTCAACTCCGTTTTTATCAAATATTCTCATAACACTTCCCATCCTCTATTATGTAGTCCTCCGCCATACAGCTACATTTATAAAGGGCGGCATATTATTATGTGCCGCACCTCCACCAGTAAAAGAGGAGCGCTGCATATTGCTTGAACGCGCCTGCCCGCTATCTATAAAACCGTAGCCAGAGCCACTCGTGCCTGCGTACTGCACATCATGCTGATGCCTCGGCATTTCATTTACAGTAAGCACATGTTCACTTTCGCCGCCAGTGGCCCCAAGTGTGCTCGAGGGGCCGCAGGCCCATAAAAAGCGCCCGGAGATTCTCTCCCACGTCCCTCCGAACAACTTGGCTGGAGAGGTATTGTGGTTTGCGAAATAATAGCTTCCAACCGGATAGGATTTCAGCCCATCATTCAGCCAGGAATCGTATACCCATCCTCCTGTCTCTATGGTATGGATATATCTTGTCCAAGACACCGAACCAGTATATGTGGTGTAACGCTGTATTCGATATGAAGTTGTTCCGGTCTCCGTTGGCTGCCCATTGCCATACCAAACCTCCAGCCTTCCAGCTACATCCGTCGGGCAATTTGCAATGCCTTCCGCATCGGAATCGTATCGAACACCATATATACCAGGTTCAAGGTAGTCGTTAAAATCACTCCCTGATGGTATCAGCGGCAGCGTCTCAAGCTCGGGGGCGCGCCTGCACACCCCGCAAAGCGCTTCCTCCGCCCGCTCATCCACAACGATCATGCCGCCTTGGCCGCAGCAAATCCTGGCCAAGCTTATCTCATAAACGCCATTGCCCCGCTCCAGCGCCGGAGGCTCCTCTGATGTCCCTTCCTTGACATAGAGCCCGGGGCCGCTTTTTTGCGCTCTTAGCACGACGCGCCCCCATTTCCCGTCTTCGGGCGCCGAAATCAGATAGGGCTCCTCTTCTGTTGCAATGATCTTCACTAAATATCCGTCCAGCAAGGCCTTGCCTGGATGAATACATGCGCTTTGCGCCCCCGCGGCCTCTACCCGCAGGTTGTCCTCCAACGCAATCACTCCGGATTCGAAAAAGCAGCGGAAAAACTCCGCTGCTCCTGCCGAATCATATCGCTTATCTGAGGGTCTGCCCGACAGATATCTTCCTTCAAACCTTCCCATACCCTATACCTCTGCCACAGCTGTCCGTAACTGCTCGATGGCCTGGCGCAGCTTGAGCCGCTCTACTCCGCCTCCCTGCACTGCTGGATTGACCCAGCTGATACTCATCCCGAATTTTCCATCATCCCACCCGTTGATGCGCTCAATCACTTCCTGCAGCCCCTGCTGCAACTCTGCAATCACGGCCAGGTTCCCTATTTTTGTGGTGCCCGCCAAAACTGGCGAGAAGCTTACGGCTTCCAACCCATATGCTGCCCTAAGCGCATTCACCTTGCTTTGCAGCTCCGTAATATGCACCGCCTTTATCTTGGTCCCCGGAAGTGTCAAATCAGCATCCGTAAAGGACAGCTCCGCAATCTGAAAGTTTTGAGTAACTGCCTGCGAAGAAAGGAAGGAATCATCCATAGCCGCGCGCAAAGAAAAGCTGCCGGCGGCCTGCTCCTGCGCCGGGCGGTAAATCACCTGCTGACCGCCCTGCAAATTATCGCTGATGCCGCAGGAGAAGAAGGCGCCGTCCTGCTGTGTGCTTTGGTCTCCGACGCATAGAATGTGCTTTGGGCCATCATTCGTCTGCGCCGCCCTCAGCAATACCCGGGGCCGCCGGCTATATACCGTGCTGCCTTTTACAGGATATTCGATGCTGGGCGGCAGGGGCGCTGTATTCAAGGTAACCTCTGCCGTATAGTTACTCCAGCTGCCGCGCGCGCCCAGAGCGTCATAGCCCCGCACCCGGAATTTCCGCTTGATTCCCTGTTCCCAGCCCGCCGTATCGATATCCACATACGCCGCCCCGGCAGATGCATTGCGGCCTACAATCTGAGTATCCACGTTCGTTGCGGCTTCAAACCCTGCTAGGTTCCCGTTCGGATCGCCGGTGTTGGCAAAACGAACACGGATTATCTCGCCTGGAATATACGAGGTGCGCTCCAGTGTGAGGCTCGTCGGGGTATTGGGCACGTTATTTCTCATAATCGTGTTCGACCACCCGCACGCCGGATTATCGCCCCGCTGCGTGATAGCAATCACATTTGCCCGCAGGCGCTTGCCCCGTGCAATGCCCGAGGCATTCATCTGGTAGCTTGTCGCGCTTCCAGCATAAATCTGCCGCTCTGTTTCATCAATTTTAATATACAGCCGATATTCCAAAATAGCGTTGTTCACGCCGGCAACCGCTGGTTTCCAGCTGAAATTGACTGTGTTTTCAAACGGGTTCGGGCCCAGGCTCAAATTGGAAATCGCGCCGGCGTTGCTCCAATATTCCCCATATGGGATAGAGAAGTTAGTGCAATACCGCGTCCAGATACAGCTTTGCGTCCCTGTAGCATTGGTTCGGATATATGCGCCAAAGCTTCCAGGGTTAGCGGTCGTTATCACATTCGGGCCCACCTCAAATTCAAAGCTCCCCTGGTATTTGCTGGATGAGCGCCAAGATTCGCTCGTCGCCTTAATGCGATGCTTTGCCAGCTCTACTCCTGTATCCCAATAGATAGAAAGATCTCGATAGTTATTTGTTCCTGCACCGTTTGCAGTTTCTGATCCTGTCGTCACTGTCCAGTCGCACCGGTACTTCACAGACCCGCTTCCGCGGCCAAGCTGTGTAAATTCCACCGTTAAATTGGTATGCGCTGATGAATCTGACCTGAAAGTTGGCATTACTGATACACCGCCCCTATCACAATATTGGCTGTCACCTTCTCGAAAGTCGGGCTATCCGAGGTTTTCACTCCCTGATCCAGATAGTCCGAGACAGCCCTGGGCTCCACCACGCCGCAAAGCGAGGAATCCGCCCGCTCGTCTACAATCTGTTCCGGTAAAACCGAAAGTGCGTTTGCGCCAACATGAACCCGCGCCAGCGAAACCTCATAAACATTCCCGCTCCGCGTCAAATCAGGTGCAACCGGCTGCGCCGCAGCCTCTCCCGTCAAAACCGCAAGTGTAATCTTTCGCGTTTGCAGAGAAGTATCCAGCCGGAGCACAATCCGATCGATCCGCTGCTGCGCCGTCGTGCCCGCGAGATTGAGCTGCTTTTTCCCAGTATTATTGTCTTTCAGCCAATAGCCATAGCCCTGCACCATCGCCGCGCCATAGTCGATCGTGACGGAAAGGCCATTGCCTGGAGAAACACTTAGGTTCTCCCCCAGCTTCCACACACCATCCTTCAAAAACATGCGGAAATATTCCGCAAAATCATCCGCGTAATAGGAGTTATCGTTCTCCACACTGTCAAAAAATCTGCTTTCCTCTAATGCCATTATCGCACTGCCTCCATTTTTCGTATTTCATCTAAAATATTTTGCTGTCTTTTGCCGAAAGTAACGCTGATTTTCCGTTCCCCTTTTTCATAACTTTCGGAGATTTCCGTAATCTGCGCATCCTTTTCCAACCCAGTCGTTCTGCTCTGCACGGTTACAATATCGCCCAAATCGTAGTCCTCTCCATAAACAAAAGGGCCTGTGGGCGTAATCGTTCCAGTCAGCGTCTCTGTCAAAACGCTGTTCTCCAGCTTATGGTTTGCCTCGTAAATCAGCTCCTCCACAAGCTCAATATTTCCGCAGTCCAGCCAGCTCTCCCGGCGTTCCAGCCCTGCCGCATTCTCCCGGAACACCGTCTGAACCAGCCGCGCCTCGCCTTCTCCTGTGCCGCCCGCATAGGCCGCATTGACAATCGGCTTTGTATCCATCGAGTATTTCGTCGTGGCCATATTATGGTAGGCTGTAGAAAAAATCACCGGGAAATTGCTGGAGGCGGTGTGATCGACGCCTGGAATGACATCAAATATCATCTGCTCATTTTCCAAATCCAGCGCAATATCATAGCCCATTCCGGCATATTCTCCCAGCGCTTTATACACTGCGTCCAGTCCCTCAAACCGCGAAGACCACCGCCCAGCCTTGCCCCTGCTTTGATCTGGCGCAATCAAGAGATTTGGAATTTTCCTGCTCGCATCCAGCGGCTCCACCAGATGCTTGCTCGCATAATGCTTAAATATGCTCTCCGCCGGGGCTTCAGGCTCCCCCGGCCTCGGGAAACGATCGTATCCGAAAAGCAGCTGCTCGTCGTCCGTATCCGGCACAGTTACGCGCCTGCCCACAATTCCTTTGAGCTGCACCCCATATGCCGCTATCTCCGCTCCTTTTTTGCTCTCGCTTATCTCAATCTTAGTCAAAATCCCCGGTTTATCCGGCGTAATAAAGACAATGCGCCCGGGCTTCAGCTCTTCCGCTCCAAAAGCGCCAAACGGAATATGCATCTCTATCTCCCCAACCTCATATAGTTTGCGCTTCAGCTGGAAATTGGTATACCCGACAATCGCTGCCGCCAGCGTAAAATCCGGCTCAATCACATGAAGCATATTCATATCTATACGCCTCCATAGCGGTCGTAGGCGCGCACGATGATCTCGCTGGCCGTGCTGTCGTCTTCCGAGAAGTATTGCAGCTTGTTTTCACCCGGCTCTAATTGCAGGAATGTGCTTGTGGCATCCAGATATCCCATCGCCTTCTCCACCGAGCCGCTGGCACGGGTAATCGTAACCTGCATTTGCTGTGGGTCTGTATGAATGGACAAAACGTCCCCCGCAAACAGTTCCCGCTTGACCCGAATATATTCTCCCGTCGCAACTTTTCGTATCTCCGGGTTGACCGCCGGGCCCGTAATCGTGACTTCAACTGGTGCAGGTTTATCGCCAAGATTGTAAATACTGCCCGCATAGCCTCTGGCGCCAAAGCGCACGCCGCTCTCGCTGTCAATTTCCAGCGGGAATTCCATGCCGCCATCCACATAGGCAATGCGCGCCGCCTGCTGGCTCATGCCCCGCCAATCCGAATCGGGGCAGTAAAACACAATTTGCACCGAGGTATGGTACAGCCCCTGCCGGTTGACTGGCTGCGGCCCTTTCTTGACGATTGCCGGAATCCAGACTTTGATATAGTCGTTTTGGTATTCCAGAAGCCCCATCTTGCCCTCTTTGGATTGCCCCGGCGAGAGCAGCGCCATCAGCTTCTGGCGGTTTTCATAAAGCTTTTTTCGGTTCTCCCCATAAATATGGACGCTTGCGGTGATTTCCCGATCGCCCATATACAGCCCATGAAAATACTTCCCGTCTACAAAAGCAGGCTCCGAAGTGAGCAGAGTAACATCTTCCGCCCCTGTTCCCGTTACTTTCTCCAATACAAAAGGAGGCCCCTTTTCCAAGACGACCTCCTTCCCATGAGGGTTCACATATCTGATTCTTTGCATATCTTCTCCTATAGGTTTGCCAGTTGTTCTGCAAGCCGCTCCATCTCTCTGCGAATTTCCGTCGGGCTTTCCACCGGCTGATTGAAAATCATCGTAATCTGCGGCGCAGATGCTGCAATCGCTCCTGTGGCGGCCGCGCTATTCTGCATTCCGGCGGCGACGCCGTGTGTCCGATAAAACTCATCCGCGGCCTGCGTCGCGATGCTGGCAATCTGATTCTGATACTGCGAGAATTTCGCGGTCAGCCCGCCAAACCACGCCTCGATATCGGCAACCTTTCCCATGAAGCCATCCACCAGCTGCTCTCCCAAGCTTTGCCCTGTGAGATTATAATCCGGCGCGAAATTTTTCAGCAAATTCAAGATTTCCACCTGGTTATTTTTCATGAGCAGCTTTTGCGCTTCGGCCTGCAAATTCTGCTCTTTGGTCAGCTCTTCATAGTATTTGTCGTTCGCTTCTATCTGCTTGTCGATTTTTTCCTGCTCCGCTTCTACCTTCTGCTGCACCTGGTTTATCTGCTCCTGCAAAGAGGCCTTGAGCTCTTCCCGCTCCTGCTGCCGCAGCCAATCGTCCAGCTCTTTTCTCGCATTTGCCAGCTGTTCCTGGAGCTTGGTTTGGTTATACAGGTCGGTTTCATAGAGCAGCTGCTGTTCCAGGGAGGCGACTTTACGCCGCTTCTGCCGCTCCTGTTCTTCCTTATCTTCCTGCTTTGTCAGTTCATCCAGGGCGTCAATCTGCTTTTGAATCGCTTCAACCTGCTCGTCGCCCCATTTTTTCCAATTCTCTTTGGATTCTTCCAGCCGCTCGGTCTCGATGCGCTGCTGCTCGGCATAACGGTTTTGCAGCGCCTGGATGACGCCATCCGCAACGCTGTCAATCCGGGTAATGCCGTTTTCACGAATCTGCTGCTGAATATCATAGAGCTCTTGTTCCAGGTCGATGCGCGCCTGCGTGCCCTTTTTATAGTCGGCAAGCATGAGAGAGAGCTGCTGTTCTTGCTGCTTTAGGGTTAGCTGGCCATAGTAGACCTTCAAGTCGTATTCCTGACGCTGCAGCTCTTTGGCCAGGCTATACCGCTCCTTCTCCAGCTCCCTCCGAGCCTGCGTGCCCGCCTTGTACGTGGCAATCTGGGCATCGATAGCTTCTATCTCTTCGCGCAAGGTTAGCTGATCCATCGCCTTTTGATACTCCAGATCTTCCTTGGCTTTCTGCTTGCGCAGGCTATACAGCTTTTCAATGATGTCTTCCTTTTCCTCGTTGGTCTTGGCATATTTGTTCAGGATGCGCTCCAGGTTATCGATTTCTTCCTGGGTCGTCAGCTGATCCATCGCTTTCTTATGCTCCATCAGCGACATTTCGCGCTCAAGCGCTGTGTTTTTGGCGCTGCCACCTCCGCCGCTTTTTTTGCTGCTGCTTTTTGGGGTGCTAGTGTCTATAAGATCGGGTATCTTATTCGATATCGCTATCTTCCCATCTTGTACATTTAAGCCAATATCCGCACCATCACTTGCGAGGACCCAATTGAGCATAGCTATCAATTTTTGGATCGTTTCATCTGCGCTATTGCCAATTGCTTCAATGCTGCCATCATCATGCATTTGGAATGTTATACCAGAACTGTCGGCAATAAAATTTAAAAAAGAGGCGAAATCTTCTTCCGATACTTTGGCGTTCTCATCTATTGCATTTAGGCCTGCCAGAATCTCATCAGGATCCATGTTGAGGCTCTTCGAAAGATAGTTCATCGCCTCGGCATATTCTTTTGAATTCTTTTCGCCCTTTTTTAGAATCTCGATGGCTGCTCGTTGCTGGCCAAGCGATCGCATTTGTCCTTTGATTTCGGATAACCTGTCTATCGCTTCTTCTCCCCCTTTGGCAAAATCCAAAGCGGCGTCTTTCGCTTTTGCTTCCAGTTCAGCGGTCTTATCCAGCTCGGAATGCGTGGAAGCCATTTTCTCTTTAAACTCGCCCATTGCCGATGTGGCATATTGAGCCAGCTTGGGATTTTTCTCCAAATGCTGATTGGCCTGGGTGATTATTTTATCTGCGAGCTCAAATCCTTCTACTTTCAGGCTTTCATATTCGGACTGCTCTTTAATTGTGGCATCTCCAGATTTCACCAGATTTTGAAGCTCTAAAAATCTTTCCAGCCTTTCCTGTTCCCCCTCGCTCAGGCTATCGAATAGTTGATTGACAAAATCCGCGCTACCTTCCGGCACCTCACCCCCGCTTTCGCTGAAAATCGTAGCAATCATATCCTGTTTCAGCTTATTAATCCCCGGAGTTGTCTTGTCTAAGATGACCGCTTCATCTAAGGCAAAATATTCTTCCAGTTTATCTTGACCCCAGGATTTTGCTGTATCATAATCTGCTCCAGACTCGAAGGCACTTTCAATAGTGTCTCTAACAATACCTTGTACTTTCTCGGGCACTTCTCTGCCTTCCGATTGTGCTGTCAAAATGAGCTGCATGAATATTGTCTGAATATTTGAACTGACCGCTCCATCATATTTCTTTATTTCCTCTTCTGCCGCTCTTCTTGCCTCCTCCCAGGCTGCTACCTGTGCATCTTTAAAATTTCTCAATTGTCCATCAGTATATTCCAAAAAGCCCTCTTCTCTCATTGCCTTGATTGGATCTGCTATCTTTTTATCCAAATCAGCAATTTCCTGCATTAGAGCCTTTCTTCTCTTCATATTTTCATTAAATTCTTTTTCTGTGTCCCCTTCCCCTTCTTCTATTCTCAGGAGTAAGCGCTCTCTGTCCAATCTCAATTGTTCCTTCATGATATCGAGATTTCCTGCCAACAACCGCCCTTCCTCATCTACAGCCTCCGCCGAATACCCATACTGCTCCACTAGCTCTGCGCGAATATCCCGCATTCTCTCGGTATCTTCTACAGTCTTTATCGTTTTATTGGATAAAGCCTCATACTCTGAAATCAATTCGGAAGCGCCGATATTATTGTTGCTAATCTCGCTTATCTCTCGTCTAAATTCTTCTGCCCTTTGCTTTGCTCTCTCCTCTGCTTCACTAATTGCTGAAATCACAGTCAAAATAGCAGTAAGGCCAAATGTAACCCACGATGTTGCCATCGAACTCTCCAATAACCCCGCACCCACGGCTGCATCTGCAAACCCTTTCCCTAATTCATAAGATGCACTTACAATTTCCGCAAGTTTGTTTACAAAACCATCACCCATAGATGCAATTGTTCTAAGAGCAAGACCTACAATTTTAATTATTCCCTCCGCTTTTTCTCCTTGGGACACGACTTCCTTCATTCCTTTTGACTCTTGAAGAGCTTTATCGCAATCCCTTTGTTGGGCCTGCAGATTTGCTATCGAAGTCTGCGTTTGCTGGATCACAACAATGAGTTGCCTATATTCTTCTATATTTACGTTTACGTCTGTCGTCATTCCATACTCCCTCCGCCGTCAAGTTCAGGATCTTTACTTGCGTTTTCCAAATACGCCGCTAATTTCTTTTGCGCTTGCTTTAGAATTTGTTTCTGTTCTTCTAATTCTTGGCTGATTCTCACCATCTCCTTCTCCAGCTCCACGCTGGACATCCCTCGATATTGCGCAGCCCCTGCCTCTGCTTTTTGGTTTGAATTCCTATATTTTGCCAGCGCAGCAGAAGTGGCATCTCCCATTTTGCTCATCGCCGCTCCTGCTTCTACTCCCATTGCCCCAATCCGTTGGAGCCCATCTGCCACCTTAGAAGCAATGCTTTCGCTCCGTTTTTCCATTTGTGCGTCGTTTTTTTCCACTATTATTGTCAGCTTCTTTTCATTCATATTTTCTCCATTTCAGGAAAATAAAAAAGCACTCAAATGAGTGCTTTTTTTGCTATTTCTTATTATTATAATCCACTGGAATAGATTGCATCAATTTTGCCATCGCAAAATGTTATTGTTATTCGCGCATTCCATAGATCATCACTCTTCCATACAAATGTGGCATAGGATGTGTTGCCCACCTTATATTTAGCCGTCTGTTCTGTGTATGGTCCTAGTAATATTTTTGCATATTCGGATATCATTCCTATCTTCAAGCGCCTTAGATTATCACTCGTTACTCCCTGCTTCCCGCTTTCTTCATATGCCACCGCTTCCTCCCTTTCTCCAATAGCTCCCAAAAACTGTGAAAGTTCATATTCGATTGTGATTTCAGGGCCATCAGCTAATTTTGCCAGGACATTAATGCCATCATGATCCTTTGCTTTCCAAATCCGCTGAATTATTCCATCTTCTTTAACAAAATCCGGCTCGCCATATAAATTCTCTATAATCGGTATTATCTCTTCCTTGACGAAATTTTCCTGCTCCTCCAAAATATCCGGCCATCGAACGACTACTGCATCCAAACCGTATGATTTTGGAATCACCACCCCGTCATAATTAAAAATCCGAAACTGCAGCTGCACCTGTCTTCCCTGACACTGGGCGTTATTATACTTATAATAGACATGTTTACCAACCAAGTCGCCGGTTTGATAAAAATCTCTTTCGCTCATCTCGTCTTCCTGGCCAAAGATTTCCCGGATTTCCTCGATGGTCATGCCATAGTATAGCGGCTCTTCACAGAACTTCAGTTCTTCCGGAATGCTCACTTCCGTGCGCGGCTCCGGCGTTGGGCTGGGCGATGCTTCCACCTCAACCGATGGCTCAGGTCCTTTGCATGCAGAACTAAGAGCATCCTCCGATTTCGCACAGGAGGCAAAGCTTGCACAGCATAGAAAACACGATAATAATAGCAGAATTAACCGTTTTATCATTGATTCAATTCCTTCCTCTTTTACCATATATTACCATGTTTTCCCCTTTTGTTACCAACTTTCCGCTGTCACTTCTATGTCATTATCTTCTCGTTCTATTTTGTGCATCTGCGCATAGGCATCCATAACAGCCAGAAATTCGTCCAAATAATAATCTTCCAGCAGTTCTTTTTTGCCTATTCCGATGCTTTCTGCAATGGCAATCCATCGCTGGAGCCAATATTTTGTGTCGGCAGCTTTTTCTTTATCAGCCCCGACACGCTCCTGAAAAAATCGCTCAGCTCGTTAATTTTCCAAAACTCGCTGATAATATCCAGGAGCTCTTTTGGCGTCAGCTGCTCCATAGCGACCTCTGTTGAAATGCCGATCATAGAGCACAGCGCCTCTAACAGTTTTTCGGGCAGCACAATCAACAGCTTCCCCATCAGGCCAATTGCAAACTCCTCATCTGCCCTTGAAAAATTCGTCATAATATCCGCCATACTCTTGCCCGGAAACAATTCATGAACGATAATGCTGGGCAGCTCTTCCATCTCGCGCATTGCCGCGATATATTTCCCTACCGGCACCTTCTTGATCTCAACGCCGTGAACTTTCTTATTTTTAGGCAGGCTCATCGCTGCCGATTTATTTTGAAACAACCCCATTTGTTTTATCTCCAAAATAAGGCGGAGCAGCTAATGCTGCCCCGCATGTCTTTTATTCCCCTGCGCTTACTGGATACTGCTCAATCTGGCCGAGCCACTCATAGCCCTCCGTCTCGCTGTCCATAATATCGCGGACTTTGCCATCTGCCTGGCGCTGCGTTGCTCTGAAAGCCAGCTCATACGCCTGGATATCACCAGAATCACCTGTGGAAGAATGGCTGATTTTTACGCTCATCAGCTTAACCACATAGTGTTTGAACATGCGGTAAGTGCCGTCCAGCTTGAGCGCTGCATAGCCGAAGGCAAACTCCGGCGCGGTATCACGCGTTTTAAACGTATATACCTTGGTGGTTTCATCAAACGTGCCGCCAGAAAGCTGTGCCTCCAGTTCAGGCGTCAGTTCAGCGACGGTAAAAGTCAGATCCTCATACTGGAAATCGCTGCCGGAATCATAAACGCCGTCATCCGCGTAAATGGTATATTCCGAACGGCTGGTATCCTTGGTCAGCTGCTGTGCACCCGGAAGCGGAACCATCGTCCCAGTCGAATAAGCCTCTGCGTCATTCTTTGTAATCGGCCACAATCTTGCTGCACAAAATCCTTTTAATGCTGCTTTTCCCATTTTAATTATTATCCTTTCCTTGCTACATTGTATTATCGCCAAATCAGGCGATTGATAAGAGTAAACGGCTTTGCCGCCCTCATCTTCTAATTGTTTTCAGGGTGTTCTGTGAGGCGATTCATATCTGCCGCCTTTTCCAGAAGCCCTGCTGTTTCCCAATAGAGCTGTATGCTCCATTCCAATCTGCGCCCGCATAGCTGCCTGAGCTGCCAGCCTTCTCGGAAGCGCTATGCTGCCTCCTGAAGTTCCCGCGCTGCTGTGCATAAACAGGCTCCTAATCTCCGCGCAGGGTACCCTGCCTTGATATTAGCTCTTTTATAACGCGCTCTAATGTGCCGATAAGCGCGCTATCTTCGGCTTGGTATGCCTTTGCCAGCCTCATGTACCTATCCAGTTTTTCCACCAGGATGCCCGTCTTTAATGCTTCTAACTGCCGGCCGAGCATTTCATTCTGCTGCTGAAGTTTTTGCATTTGCGCTGTTGCTCTTTCAATATCTGCATCCTTGCTATCCCGCCACTGCCGAAATGCTTCCAGTGATGCCTTATAATCTCCTTTTGGCGCAATGCCTACGCTTTTGAGCAGCCGCTCCACCGCCGATTTGCTTTCTCTGGCTACAAGGCTATTGACCTCCGTCTGCGTGAATGTTCTCTCTGGCTGTTCCTGCTTCTCCGACTCTACGGTCTGGGTATTCTCCAGGTTCTTTTCCATTCTTCTCTCCTGTTTAACGTCTAGGTGACTTTTTTACTCCTGCTTTTTCCCTGGCAGGTGAAAGGGTATCAAAAAAGCTGCCAATTGCAGCTTTCAGATGCTTCTTTTGCTTTTATCATCCATAAATCCGGCATTCTCCTCTTTATAAAATACGCGCCCCCACCCCTGCGCCAGTTTATCCCGTACCACTTAAATGGCTAACTCTTACATCTTGTTATGCATCAAAAAGGAGCGCCCGTCTCCAGGCGCTCCCAAAACAATAGGAGCTATCTTTCATGCTCTAGGCACTTCCGGCCTCCCTCGAAATTCGGAAGCCTTCCGTTCCCTCATTTTCTACAATACCAATATACCATATCCTAACCGAAAAAAACGAAAAACCTATTTGCTCAAAAATTTGTTATGCTGCATTCTTAAATTGTCGGCAGTATTGTGATTGCCCATTGCGCTTGCCACCTGCTGCCAAGTCATATGGTTGATATACCGCAGAGTGAGGATCTGGCGCATTTGGCTGTCTTCCACCGACGCGATGTAGCGGTTGAGGCTCTTCAGCTCACGCCAGCATCGCTGAACTTTGTGCTCAATCACACTCCTGAGCTCCGCGATCTCCGCCGCATATTTCCCTACCTTATCGCTTAGATTTGCTGCCCTTGGCATCCCGGTTATCTGCTGCGTGCTTCCCTGCGCAGCCGCCTCCAATTCCTCCAGCCTCTTTCTATCCTGCTCAACTTCCCGGCTCAGATAGTAAAGCTGCGACAGCTCTCTTTTGCTCACCTTGTCTTTCCCCATTTGCGTCTTCTTCCCCCTAGCTTCCCTCTGCTTTCTGCTCTTTTTCCTGCCGCGCCAGAATCTCCGCAATCGGATCGTGGATTTTGGCATCCAGTTCCCCTGGCGCATACTCCCTCTCGTCTGTTTTCCCGGATCTTTTTTCGTTCTTTCCTGCGGGCCTTCCCTTATCCTGCTCCCTGGAAAGCCAGCCGACAATAAACGGCTTGATGCCCCGCGCTGTTTTTCTTCGGGTAGGATTTGCTTCCAGCCATCCTGCCATTTTCCGCAGTTCCTGCATGATATCTACCGCCGGATACAGCTCTTCCCACCGTTTCATCTCCTCCTGAGAAACAGGGTAGCTGGACTCATTATTGAGCAAAAGGGTAATGACTGTTCGCCGGCTTGGCGTCTTGGCCGCGGATATAAGATCATCATTTTCATTTCCATTTTCATCTGCATTAGCATTTACATTAGCTGCGCTTTGCTTGCCCTTTGCTTGCAATCCACTTGCGCTTTGCTTTTTGGCCCCGCTTTTGCTCCCGCCAATTTTGCCGCTCTCGCGCTTTTTCCGGTTGGCGTCGATCTGCGGGCGCATGAGCTTGAAAAGGGCGCTGGCCGTGCCGGAGAGCTGCGGTTCGATTGCGAACAGCGCATATTCGTTGATGGCGTCGTAGACTAAAAGGCGCGTCTCCTGATCCACTTCTTTCAGCGCCTCATAAAAACTGCCGTAAAATACATAGCTGCATTGCGTCATCTCCCGCTCCATCGCTTGTGAATCCTTCCCTTCCTGCCTTAAAATTTTGTGCATTGCTTTCCCCGCCGCCTGCGCTCTCCCGCTTACACTTTAAAAGCGCCTGCCAGGGCTATACTTTGTCTGCCGCTCTATTTTCACGCCATAAGTCATACCAGGCTTTTTCCCTCTTCTCTGCGTTCTCTGCCCTCCGGGCCAGCTCAAGTCGCTCCTGCTCCAGCCGCGCGATGAGCTCCAAAAGTTCTTCTTTGCTCATCTTCTGTCCTCCAAGGCCTTGTCCACACCCCGCAATGCCGAAAACGCGCTTCGTATGCGGCTCATCTCCTGGTTTCTATACCGCATCAGCTCCCTTGGATCGTAGCTTAAATAGTAGCCCTGGCCGTCCTGCAAGTTGAGAATGGGATATTCCTTTCGCAGAAGAGCAATTCCCTCTCTCATGGCCCTATCGTTCACACCAGCCGTCCGCTGCAAAAACATCCGCTGCGCCGCATTTTCCCGGCCTGTCCCAATATAGGGTAAAATGTGTTTTTCGGCGTTTATAAATCTAGTGTTTTCTTTGCGGTAGTCTTCAACATCCCTGCGCGATCTTTCCCTGGTGATTTCCTCCAGCACATATCGCTCTAATTCCAGCAATGCCGGGGCAGTCCCCTGCTCTATCAGGCAAAGCAGCAGAACGATTATCTTTGCATCGCGCTCATACAGCGCTTGTGCCTGCGCCAGCCCAGCCTGTTCCTCTCTTGTTTTGCTATCTTGCACAGCTTGCCTCCTTTGCTTTTTTGCGGCATCCCTAAAGCGTCTCTTTGGGATACCGGTTTCTATGCTTTGGGCTTCCCCTGAGCGGCCCTTTCTACCCTGTTTTTCTCTCACAGTACACCCAGACATTGCCATCGCAATCCAGCTCTAAATAACAGCCCGCTTCCCGCAGTGCCTGCGCATATCCCAGCGTCATCCTGCGGCCGCTTTCTACTCCGATTAAAACTCTCATTTCCCTTCTCTGCCCCTCCCGGCTAATCCCTGCCGATAATTTCTAAAATACCGACCCCCAGCGCCCGCGCAATCAGCTTGCCCAGCTGCAGAGAGACGGTTTTTGTTCCCCGTTCAATCTGGGCAATCATGCCGCTGGAGACTCCCACCATCTCGGCAAGCTGCTTTTGCGTCAAGTTCGCCCATTTTCTCAGTTTTGCGATTCTTTCGCCTATTCCCATAGCCTATTCCCCCTCATGTCCATATCGCTTTTGCATCCCCAAAGAAGTCTAAATCCATAGCTGCCTAAAACCGGATTTGGCATTACCGCAGTGCAAAGGGCCGCTCCCGTCAGCGTTTTCCCCGCCTGCTCATTGTTCTTGTTCAGCTTCTTTGTTATAATTACTTAAGCAAGTTTCTTACCTTGGTTCAATTATATCCATAATTTTTATTGATGTCAATAATATTTATGGATATTTGTCAAAAATATCAATAATATTTATGGAGAATGTTGAAATGGACTTCACAACCCGCCTAGAAGATCTATTGAATCAAAAGCAAATTACAAAGATAACCTTTTTAAACGATTTAGGGTATAGCAAAAATGCGATCAGCGAATGGCGAAATGGCGTTACTCGGTCTTATATGAATAAGATCGACCAAATCGCCGACTATCTTGGCTGCTCTATCGACTATCTTCTGGGGCGCGCGGTGCAGGATGTGGCCGCTCCCATTCCAATGCTGGAAAAAGAGGCCTTAAAAATCGCGCAAATGTATTCCGAGCTCAACGATGAAAATAAAGAAAAGGCCCTGAATTTCATGACTTCGCTTAAAGCTTTGGATGAATATGCAAGGGAAGTGGAGTATATCGGCTCTTATGCGGCATACGGCGGTGAGCACGGCACCATTCCGCTGAACAAAGATGATATGAATCAAACAGAATAG